ATGTTTTGCGAAGAAAAAGTAGCTCAAATGGCTGCATACCTACTTCTTAAGAGAGGTGGGCGCATGGCATATCTGAAATTGATGAAGCTGCTCTATCTGTCTAACCGCCAGTCGATTTTGAAGCATGGCAGGATGATCGGCGAAGATAGCCTTTACTCTATGAAATTTGGACCAGTCATGTCGAATACGCTGAACTTGATTCGCGGTAAGGCTGAAGGCATTGGTGACTACTGGTACAACTTGATAGAGACGAACGGGCATAATGTATCGTTGCGTTCAGATCCGAGGGAAATGGATGCAGACGAGGTCTTTGATGAATTGAGTCGTGCAGATATCCGGATTTTAGATGAAATCTATTCTCGGTATGGGCATATGAACCGATTTGATCTCGCAAATATGACGCATTTAGAAAGCGTTTGTCCAGAGTGGCACGATCCTGGCAATTCTCGTAAGCCTATAGACCTGAAAGAAATGCTGATCAGTGAGGGTAAAAGCGAGGATGAGGCTAATCGCATAATTGGCAAAATGGAAGAATCTCAGAAACTTAAGGAATTTTCTTTGCAATTATCATGACGGATTATCAGCCATACAGGAAAGGAACTGTGCTTGCACCAACTGGACCATGCAATCATCTTCATGTGATTTGTAATGATCCTGTTTATTACCCCGTTAACGATTGTTATTGTGTTTTAGTTGTTAATATTTCTAGTATCAAGGATGGTGTCCCCCACGATCCGTCTTGCGTCTTGAATTCTGGTGATCATCGCTTTATCAAGCATCCAAGTTATGTTGTTTACGCTGAAGCTATAATTTGGCGAGTGGATAACATGGTTAGAAAGCAGCGATCGGGTGAGATTTCTGTTCATGATGATATGCCAGAAGCTACATTCAATAGAATTCTGGACGGTTTTGATATCTCTGATGAAGTTACGCCAAAGAACCTTAAATTTAAAAATAAATATTGCGTATCATCTATTGATGATGAGTAAACAACAGGAATTGTTTCGGTATAACTTCTGGAGTTTTCTATGGAAGATCAAAAAGCAACCAAGCCACAGGTTAAGTTCGACACAATGAAAGCATTCGTAGGTATGGGTGCTGCTGTTGAAGTTCTGATGAAGGCTGCTCCTAATGCGTTCACTCACGCTACTGTCTCTGGTAAAGAGCAGCAGGGTAAGCTTCGTCGTCTCAAAGCAGCATGATCATAGCTGGTGCTTTTTGAAAACCCGCCTTCAGGCGAGTTTTTTCTTTAGTGATTTTCTTTGCCCTTCTGTTTGACTGTTCTGACCTGTTCCCACTCGATACGTCCTTCTTCTCGCCTTTTGTCTATGTATTCCGCAAGATCCTGAATATTGATGCAACGTTTTGCTTTTTGTGATGTGCCGATGCGATATGTTGGAACGGGCAACTTACAAGCGTTTGCTTTTGCTTCTGCCGTGGCTGGACTCATACCAAAGTACTTTTGGCTAACTGCTGAGAGTTCAATGTTTGGGGTATTGAATTCAGCCATCAGTAAAAACAAGGTGTTCATAATTTTCTCCATCAAAACCGGCTGCACCCGGGAAAATCATAATTCTGTGCTGGTGGCAGGAATTAATTTCTGCCAGATAGCGGAAACATATTTTGCCTGATGACGGGCATCAGCCAGGGCGTTGTGCCGTTCGCCATCGAAAGGCATGTCCATTTTGGGGTCGAATCCGATGGAACGCCCAAGCGTAACGATCGTGCGTACATCGTGGTCATTCCAGTATGCCCACGGGCAGATTTGTCCTGCTCGCTCATAAGCTCCACGTAAAATTACGTTGTCGAAGGTGGCTCCGTTACCCCAGACTTTTAAATATTTCGTATTGTCTGCGTGCCGGTTAATGAAATGATTTAGTTCTGAGAGAGCATCGCTGATCGACAAAGTATCATCAATACAGATTGCAGCTCGTGCTTCAGGGCTTTGTTTCAACCACCACAGGATGGTATCGCCGTCAGGTGTAGCTCCTTGCTCCATAGCACTTTCCAGGCTAACAACCGTATAGAATTCTTGTCCGATGTCTCCGGTTTCTGGAGTGAAGAACACCGCGCCAATGGAAACGATCGGTGCATCCTTATTTTTCCCCATCGTCTCAAGGTCGATCATTAAGTTGTTCATCACTTCACCTCCAGCGGCGGTTCCGGTAGCGGCATCCAGTGAGTTGCTTGCTCAATACCATTACCCGGCTTAATCGTTGCATCTCCGCGCCGAAAGGTGCTTCCGGTATAGCGTGCGGAGCATATTAGCGGTTCAACCTGAGAGCTATCGAAATTCACCGAAATAAGCACGTTCTGGCCCTTTTCAGGCATTCGATCACTACAGCTTATCCAACTATCCGGAGTTCCCGGAGAGTTGCCATTTACATCGAAGTTTGGCTCTGCGTCCTGAACTAGGAGGATGTAACCATTTTTGGCTGTATCAAGTTCTAACGCCTCGGTGACGGTACCGAAATAGCGATTACCTAAATCAGCATCACAAGTGCTTACATCAATGGAAACTTCCATGCCTTCGATTAATTCTGGCAAGTTGTAAGTTTGGCTTACAGGCTCTGCTTCCAGCGATACCAGTGCAATTCGTGCCAGTTCTTCCGCTTCTTCTGCTGGCAGTACAACGTTGCTGCCAGGTCCGTATGTTTCGCGCCACTGCTGGATTGTCAGCAGGCGTTCTTTGGTAATAGTGGTCATAGCTATTTCACCTTAATCTCAACATTTCGCAGCTTTAGCTCTACTGGCAGGTCTGACTTTCCTGTTAATGCTAATGCGAGATTTTCTGGAGTAATGAGAGCAGTTATTGTTTTCCCCCTCGCCAGACGAATAATCATTCGTATTTCGCGATCGTCACATGCTCCCGGTCGAACAATTGATATTTGTCCGTTCATCTCACTCTCCTTTGATGCGAATGCCAGCGGCGCGCTCGGCTTCACTTTGTTCCCAAAACCACTTGTGAAGCTCCATAAGCTTTTCGTCAATCGGTGCATATTTGCGATTAAAGTAGGCCTGAGCATCTTTCTCAGATTCGTCCGGTAATTCGCCTGGGCCAAACAGTGTGTTATAAATCCATGCCAGTCCGCTTTTAGCGTCGCCAGTCGATTGCCATTCGATAATCGCAGCCTGCATGACCAGAATGTTTTTCCCGATTAATAGGTCCAGTTCTTTGTACCGGTTGCGGATGTATGCATTCTCTCTTTGTAATTTTGCGTTGCGCTTCTCTGCGGCTTCCAGCTCAACACGCAGTTTCCCTACCGTTAGCGCAATATCCTCGTTCTCCTGGTCACGGCGTTTGATGTATTGCAGGTTTCTTTCCCGTTCATCCAGTAACGCCAAGACAGCAGCCTGATTGGCCTCAGCTTCAGCAAATTTACGCACTAGGTACTCAGCGTTTGTTTCGTTCACTTTCAGATCTCGCGGTACACATCTCCCGTGAAGAAACCCTTCCATTTCGAAAACATTCATGCGCATTTGCGTAACTCCGATAACTCGTTAAAACGTTCCATAAACATCCCATAGGCATGGCCTGGCGACAGTGGAATAACTTTGAACATCTCTGTTGCCGGGATGCCTTCCAGTACAGGCCAGAAAGAGCCATCATCAAGCCCGAGATCACGGCGTTCGGTTGCCAGCATGATGAGATCGGCATATTTCACGGGCGTACTCATAACCGGGGGTAACCCGTATTTCTCACGGATTACGGCGTCTATTTTTTCTTCCATCCGTTTATAGTCAGGAAGAAGTCGTTTCAGTGGCGCGGGGATGTCCTGGCAATATGCTTCTGTTGCATCATGCATTAACGCTTCAAAAGCAAATTCCTGCGGCACCAGCTGGCTGCAAAGCACCGCATGCTGGGCGACACTGTAGAAGTGTGAAAGATGTCCTGCAAAGCGACAGATATTTGAAAGGGAAACTGCGATATCGTTAATCACGATGTCGTCTTTATTTATCCTGTCATAATAAAAATGCTTCCCGGAAAAAGTTTTAATAAATGACATTTCGTTCTCCACTTTATATGCGCTGCACCGCGCTGAATTCTGCTAAAAGGAAGCTCTCACCATCCGGCGATTATTGAGTCAATTACGTTTCCATAAATGCCCCCGCAGGGGCATTTGCAGTAATGAAATCAGGCGGTGAAAGTACCAATAAAGGTTTCTACTTTGCTGTCTTTGAATTTCTCAACAAGCAGATCACGAAATTCGTTAGCCATTTCTTCCTGCAATGCTTCCAACTGAATAATGCGCAGAACCAGTACAGGACGATCGCCAGTGATAATGCTGAGGCGTAATTTAAACGGACGTTCTTTCAGGCCTTCAAACGGAACGCATTTAAATTCAAATGCCACTGGCATAATGTCTTTGGTTTTCGCTTCGACAGACTCCATCAGGGAGCGTTTGCCGCTGAAGTCATTGTCTTCAAAATCAGCGGTCTGGTTCGCTTCAATTGTGATTTTACGGATCGCCGCAGCCGCTTTGGTTGCCTGAATGGCGTCACCATTAGCATCAAAGCCCACAAGGTAGTCGGCCCAGTCTTCAATCCATTCTGCCAGTGACTTCTGGGAGTTACGCTCGCCGTTAACAGACAACAGAGCAGAGAACGGTGCTGTCTTTTTCAGTTTGAGTGTGGCGGTGTTATCTGCGTGACCTGGTTCATCAATAGTACCCAGGTTAAGCACACTGACGGCACGCATATTATCAGCATCGATAAAGCAGCGGGTGCCTTCATCTGCAAGATCTTTAGAATAACGGGTAAAGTCATCGATGCTGGCAGTGGAAAGCGCACCACGGAAACGGAAGCGATTTAAATTAAATTTTTCCAGATCATGAATGCGGAAATTCTCAGGCAATGCCACAGCATCGGCACCAATCTTACTGATAATTTCATTAACACCCTGAGCAGAAATAAGGGCATGGATTTGATTAATTGCGGTTGCGTCTAAGTTCTGAGACATAATAAGTCCTCACTATATAAAGATATTCAGTGATGAGATAAATAATCAGTTAATTAAAAACGATATTAACGACCTGCTGCGCGGAGTTTTCCGTCAGGTTCACCGGCAAGAGTCAGTAACTGTCCCTGGTCTTCCTGCAGAATAGTCAGGCGACCACCGCGATTGACATACATCGGCGTTTCGGTGGTGTCTTCTTCGGAAATTTTCCCGCGGTTAGTCGGGCGAACATATGAGAGTTTGTGTTTGATTTTCACTCGGTTCTCATCAAACGGTTCGATTTCCAGGTTGAGCGAGACCTTACCTTTGGTTTTCGTGTTCATCACACCGGAAGCGACTTCACTGAGAACTGCGCCGATTTTGGTTTCAAATACGCCGCCGTCCAGCTCCCCGATAAATGCCTGCACATCAGTACTGCGTTCGCTAGCCATTTTGCTGTTCCTCATCATATCGACCCTGCAAGGTCGGTTAGTTTCTCCACAAAACAGAGAAGAACACCTGCGGTGACTGCCGCCCGGATGGATTGGGTTATGAGCCCGTCGTCCGGTGATGCTCTTCTCTGTTTTGTAAAAAGGACGGTACCAGCCGGAAGCAAGGGTACAAGCTGGTACCGCCAAGACTACACACAGCATAAAGTTGTGGTGCCGGGTGCCTCCCGGTGCCTGGCGAAGGTTGCACACCAGGCTGGTGGGTATCCACAGAAGGTCGACTGTCAGCCTCAACCTTAACCCGCGTGCGCTGAGCCGCATTCACCACAACGCTAAGGATTCTCTCTGGTTGAAAATACTTAGCTGTTATGTGCCTGTCTTTTCACCACTTCAGGCTCGGTGGTATCCTTTTAAGCCCGTATACATAAAAGGAAAATCAAATGACTTTTGATGAAAAAGAACTTGATAATGCAATTAATAAAATCATCGTAACGTCGCTCTTTTCCTGTCTCAGCGACACTCAGCAGAAACAGTTCTACGAATCGGCTTTCAACATGATCGAGCGTTGTTGTTTCTGCGATGCCGACGAGTTACCTGAAAAAATCAGGAAACAGTTGGCTGATGCTCTTCGAGTGCGACTTTCTGACCAATTTTCTGAAATGTGCTCTCCGAATTTGGACAAATAGAAAAAGGCCATTTCCATTCAGGGTCTGATGGAAATACTTCAGCCTGTTCCAAAGCACGGCGTAAAGAGAATACACCTCCAGCCATAATCTGATGTTTCCCATTGGTCCAGCTATCGCCGCTCTGATCTACAGGAGCGGCTATGTCGTATGACCAAACGACTTCACCACTATTGTTTAAAATCTGGACTTTCATTTTGTTCTTTAACCTCCAGATACGGGCGTTTAATGGCCCCGCCGAACAGCTCTTTTCCGCAATAGCTGCAATGTCTTTCGCGCATCAGCCTGCGCATTCACCACAACTCTAAAAACAAATGTAGGATATCCAACATGTGAGTGTCAAGAGTTTATGTTGGTTATCCTACATAAAAAGATAGGCTCATAAAAAAACCGGGGATACCCCGGTTTTGCGATAGTGAGGAAGATGTGTCAAAAATCCATTATTACTTGTTTGACAAGACCAACTATTCTGCAGTTCTCACCGCATTCAATAGTTTTATAGTTAGGATTTAGTGGGACGAGATACCTGTTCGGCCAGTCCTCAACAAATTTTTTGAGTGTCGCTTCTTGCCCACCATTGATATGGGCAACAACGATTTTTCCGTTAATACACTCTGTATCAATAATATCTGGCTCTACGATAACGATAGAACCTTCTGGTATCGATGGTGAGCCGAGGGGATTGGTCATTGAATCACCACGGACCCGTAGTGCAAATGCCATTTCTGATACAAGGGCGGTAGTATAAACCCACTCTTCAGCATCTTCTTTCCTGACACCAGGCTCCGTCATTGTCCATGAACCCGCCTGAACCCACGAGATGAGGGGGACTTTTTTAACTGCGAATATTTCAGGTTTTAGATTTATCTTTGGTTCAGGCGAGCCTTTTCCGCTAACAAGCCACAGAGGATCGCATTTAAGTGCGTTGGCTAGGGCTTGAAGGTTGGCTCCATTTGGTTGGTAGTCGTCCTTTTCCCATCCAGTAACCGTGACACGGTTCACACCAGTCAAATCAGCCAGTGCTTGTTGTGTCAGGTTCAGTTCTTTTCGCCTTTGGCGAATACGATCACTCATGTTCATCATGTAGGCAATCCTACCACATGCCCATGTAGGATTCTTGACATTGGTATGTTGGATATCCTACATTTCTGCTTAACGTAATTTAACGGGAGACAGAAATGCGGAAATCCGACGTGATTAATTATTTCGGCGGAGTTTGTAAAACCGCCGAAGCCCTAGGTATTAAGCATCCGTCTGTTTCAGAGTGGCCTGAGATTATTCCTGAAGGCCGAGCGTACCAGTTAGAAAAAATTACTAACGGGAAACTGAAAGTTGACGTGTCTTTATATCAAAAGACTAACAGTGCTGCGGCATAAAAACACCACAGAAATGAGGAATTAACCGTGGGTAAAGAACCTGAATGGAAAGTTGATAAACAACCAGCATGGCTGGTGGCAGCAATACGAAGAACGATTGCTGATTTACCTCATGGCTATGAGGAAGCAGCAGAAATTCTTGGTTTGTATAAATCTGATGATATCACCCCAGCAAAAGATCAATTGCATAACAGACTGCGTAGCGGTGGGGATCAAATTTTTCCACTTGAGTGGGCCATGGTTTTACAGGATGCCAGTGGTACCAGGCATGTAACAGATGCAATAGCCCGTCGTAGTAATGGGGTGTTTGTGCCGCTGGTGGTCATTGATGACATTGACAATGGTGACATTAATCAGCGGCTGATGGAGTCAATAGAATGGATTGGCAAGCATTCCCAGTACTTACGCAAGGCAACTGCTGATGGAGTTATTGACCAAGCTGAGCGTGAGCAAATCGAAGAGAACAGCTACCAAGTAATGGCGAAGTGGCAGGAGCATTTAACACTGTTATTTCGTGTTTTTTGTGCGCCGGAAAAGAGTAACGCCCGCGAGTGTGCAGCTCCGGGCGTCGTGGCGTCGATTGCTTCTGGTTGTGGAGAAACTAACGCATGAACAGTTTAACGGCAAATAACCGTTGGTCGCAACAGCAGGTGGTCAGCGTGGCTGAACACCTGTTGTTACGGCATGAATGCAGATTATCAAATCACCTGGCTGTAAGTAACCACAGAGAACTTTACCTGACTGTGGGGGGCGAGTTGTGCAGGAACTTAACCGCTGGTTTCGTGACGGAAGAGGACTTTATGTTCATGTTATTCGTTGGGAGCCAGAAACACAGCGCGTTATCTATCTTCGCAAAGACTACCCGCATGAGTGCTTTAGTCCTTTGTGGAAATTCAGGCGTGATTTTGTTGAGTGTGAAGGACCACCAGCACATTGATTCTGCCATTCCGGGACGTTACACTGTTCAGGCACCTTATAAAGCGGGTGCCGGGATTGGCGTCCTGGAAATGTTATCGGCGATATATGACGCGCCAGCGTCTTTTTTATCGTCTGCGTCTGTGCACACCCAAATTATGGTGGGCTGGACGGGGGCACCGAAAGGTGCGCCGGTTTCCGATAACGCCGGTTACGCCAACCCCGTTCAGTTCACCACCAGCGAAATTGGCGTTTCCGGTGGTGAAGGTAATTCACTGTTATCGGAGACTGCCATCATGGCTACGATCCCAACCCTCACTCAACCTGAAATTGCCATCGTTGATGGTCAGGCTGTTACTTCATCCCTGGCTGTTGCCAACTTCTTCTCCAAACGTCATGACGATGTACTGAAAAAGATCCGCACGCTTGAATGTTCCGCATCATTCACTGCCCGCAATTTTTCGGTGAGTGATTACACCGATTGCACAGGCCGCAAACTACCTTGCTATCAAATAACCCGCGACGGCTTTGCGTTTCTTGCTATGGGTTTCACGGGTAAACGTGCTGCCCAGTTCAAAGAGGCATACATCAATGCCTTTAACCAGATGGAGAAACAGCTTTCAAAGCCCGCTGTACCGAGCGACGTTGCACATAACGCCAGCGTTCTCTATTCCTACATTTCATCAATTCATCAGGTCTGGTTGCAGCAGCTTTATCCCATGCTGGAAAAAGCTGAATCACCTCTGGCTGTAAGTCTGTATGACCGAATTAACGATGCGGCATTTCTTGCCCGTCTTATTCATTCGTCGCTGAACTCTTCAGAGGTAAGGGGGCGCAAATGATCCGGAATATTTTCAAACGATTTACCAATCAGACTTTCCGTTGTCCTCGCCCCGGTCAGTGGTACACCACGCCTGCAGGGCATGTTCTACGTGTTAGCCTGGTTGACCGTGAATGTCAGAAGGTGATTTGTGAACCGCTGGGCCGTAATTACCGCGTCAGTATGCCGCTTATAGCCTTTCGCTCCGGAAAAAACATGAAGCATCTCGGAGGTGCGGCATGAGCCTGTTAATGACATCCCAGCCCATTGTGATAAATCGTGATCTTGCATGCCGTATTGGTCTGAATGAGGCAATTGTGTTGCAGCAGCTTCATTACTGGCTGAATGAAACGAATTCAGGCACTGAGCATGGCGGAATTCGCTGGGTTTATAACACGACAGAACAGTGGCTGGAGCAGTTTCCGTTCTGGTCAGAGTCCACTCTGAAACGCACATTTGCAAGCCTGAAATCACTTGGGGTTTTGCGTCGCGAGCAACTCAATAAATCGAAGCGTGACATGACCAACTTCTACACGATCAACTATGAAAGTGAGCTTTTAGAAGAGGTCAAAGTGAACGAATCCATCAGGTCAAAATGCACTTCTCCATCGGGTCAAAGTGACCTGATGGATGGGCGCAAAATGACACGATCCATTGGTTCAAAACGACACGCTGTCATCGGGTCAAAATGGCCCAATGATCTTACAGAGAATACAACAGAGATTACTACAGAGAATAAAACCTCTTCTCGTCCGGACGCTTCGCAACCGGACACGCAAACGGCTGAACAGGAGTTTTTAACTCGCCATCCTGATGCGGTTGTATTCAGCCCTAAAAAGCGCCAGTGGGGAACGCAGGATGATTTGACCTGCGCACAGTGGCTCTGGAAAAAAATCATCGCCCTGTACGAGCAGGCCGCCGAATGTGACGGCGAGGTGGTTCGTCCCAAAGAACCGAACTGGACAGCCTGGGCAAACGAAATTCGCCTGATGTGTGTGCAGGATGGTCGTACTCACAAACAAATCTGCGAGATGTACAGCCGCGTCAGCCGCGATCCGTTCTGGTGCCGTAACGTGCTCAGCCCGTCGAAGCTGCGGGAAAAATGGGATGAGCTTTCCCTGCGCTTATCGCCGTCCGTAAGTACGTACACCGAAAAACGCGAAGACCCGTACTTCAAATCCAGTTACGACAACGTGGACTACAGCCAGATCCCGGCAGGATTCAGGGGGTGATCATGAGTCTTTTGAATGAAGTTCAGAAATTCATTGAAGCCCATCCGGGGTGTACTTCCGGAGACATTGCGGATGCTTTTGCAGGTTACTCACGGCAGCGCGTTCTGCAGTCAGCAAGCAAGTTACGTCAGAGTGGGCGTGTGGCTCACCGTTGTGAAGGAGATACACGCAGACATTTCTCGCGCCTGACTGAGAGAGCGCAGGAGCCGGAACCACAACCAGTTTGTGAAACCAGACCTGTGCGCAAGTTCTATGTCGGCACTAACGCCCCCCGGGTGATTTTGTGCCTGACCCGCCAGGCTGAAGAACTGGAGTCGAGGGGCTTATACCGTCGTGCTGCAACGGTGTGGATGGAGGCATTCCGTGAAAGCCACTCCCAGCCAGAACGAAACAATTTTCTGGCGCGTCGTGAACGGTGTTTACGGAAAAGCAGCAAGCGCGCTGCATCGGGTGAAGAGTGGTATCTGTCAGGGAATTACGTGGGGGCTTAATGACTACGTTAACTCAATGCCAGCAGCAGGTGCTGGATATGCTGATTTCTTATCAGAAAGAACGTGGCTTCCCGCCAACCAATCAGGAGGTGGCAACCATGCTGGGATACCGTTCAGTGAATGCAGCGGTGGAGCATCTTCGCGCACTGGAGAAAAAAGGCGTCATCACGATAAAGCGTGGCGTGGCCCGGGGGATCACGCTTCATACCGCAGTGAAGGACGACGACAGCGAAGCGGTCGGTATCATCCGCGCACTGCTTGCCGGTGAGGAGAACGCCAGGTTGCGTGCAGCCCACTGGTTACATGAGAGGGGCTTGAAAGTATGAAGTTGATCCTTCCTTTCCCGCCCAGTGTGAACACGTACTGGCGACACCCCAACAAAGGGGCATTTGCTGGTAAGAGCCTGATAAGCGAGGCGGGGCGAAAATTTCAGAGCGCGGCGTGTGCCGCCATCATTGAGCAGTTACGTCGTCTGCCGAAACCAACGTCGGCACCTGCTTCAGTGGAGATCGTGTTGTTTCCTCCGGATAACCGGATCCGCGATCTGGACAACTATAACAAGGCGCTGTTTGACGCCCTGACCCACGCGGGTGTGTGGGAAGACGACAGACAGGTGAAAAGAATGCTGGTGGAGTGGGGACCGGTTATCCCGAAAGGGAAGGTCGAGATCACTATCAGTAAGTATGAGAAACCGGCGGGTGCAGCCGCCTGATTAAGAGGAGAAACGAAGTATGAATAATCTGATGGTCATTGATGGTATTGAAGTTCGTCGTGATGCTTATGGGCGTTACAGCCTGAACGATCTGCATCGCGCAGCAGTAGCATCTGGTGCAAATGCCAGAACTAAGGAGCCAGGAAAGTTTCTTTCCAGCCAACAAACTGTTGAGCTTGTTCATGAATTGACCAATACCCAGAATTTGGGTGTTGACCCGGTGAGTGTGATTCATGGGGGAAATGAACGGGGAACGTATGTCTGCAAGGAACTGGTGTATGCCTATGCAATGTGGATCAGCCCGTCATTCCATCTGAAGGTGATCCGTACTTTCGATATGGTAACCAGCGCACCGGAAAAATTATCCGGGCAGGCTGCTGACAAGATGCAGGCTGGCGTGATCCTGCTGGACTTTATGCGCCGGGAGTTAAACCTGTCTAACTCTTCAGTGCTTGGTGCCTGTCAGAAACTCCAGGAGGCTGTTGGCTTACCGAATCTGGCACCGCGCTATGCCATTGATGCTCCTGCTGACGCGCCTGATGGCTCAAGCCGCCCCACGCTGTCACTGAGTGCACTGCTCAAGCAGTATGGTATCCGCCTGACAGCTAATCAGGCATATCACCAGATGGTGAAGCTGGGGATCGTCGAGCAGCGCGAACGATACAGCCGTACCGGGATTAACAACATCAAAAAATTCTGGTCGCTGACGGCGAAAGGCTGCATGTTCGGCAAGAACATCACCAGTCCCGCAAATCCGCGCGAGACGCAGCCGCATTTCTTCGAATCCCGATTCCCTGAGCTGTTAAAGCTGCTCGATACCGTTCATTGAGGTGACCGTGAGAGCACTACTGACCCCTGAAATTGCCCCGCGTATGGGGATCGTATTGTTCAGACCCGGTTCAGAGCTGATGCCCCTGTTTATGCAGGGGCGTGTCCTGCTGGAGCCTGAGCCAGAACGTTATTCATCTTTTGCCAGTGGTGCCGTTCCGGCGGCATCACAACCGCTGGCGGATGATCCTGCTGTTCGGGCCGTGTTCCGCAATGAGGCAGTGATCCGTCGTGCTGGTGGCGTGGAATGTCTTGAAAGCTGGTTACTTCGTGAAAAAGGCTGCCAGTGGCCTCATTCCGACTGGCACAGCGAGAACATGACAACAATGCGTCACGCGCCGGGCGCAATCCGTCTGTGCTGGCACTGCGATAACCAGCTGCGCGATCAGTTCACGGAACGGCTGGAATCAATGGCAACGGATAACTGTGCCCGCTGGGTGTTGTCTGTCGTGCGTCGGGATCTCGGTTTTGATGATAGTCACGTTGTGACAATGCCGGAACTGTGCTGGTGGCTGGTTCGTAATGATCTGGCGGATGCCTTACCTGAAAGTGCAGCCCGTAAGGCACTGAGATTACCGAAGCCTGTTGTGCCGTCTGTCACCCGGGAGAGTGACCTTGTTCCTTCGGTTCCGGCCACCAGCATCATCCAGAATAAAGCGAAAAAGGTGCTGGCGCTGAAAGTGGATCCGGAGTCGCCGGAGTCTTTTATGTTACGCCCAAAACGTCGCCGCTGGGTTAACGAAAAGTACACGCGCTGGGTTAAGACGCAGCCGTGTGCATGTTGTGGAAAGCCTGCTGATGATCCCCACCACCTGATAGGCCACGGTCAGGGGGGAATGGGTACAAAAGCGCATGACCTCTTTGTGTTGCCTTTGTGCAGAAAGCATCACGACGAGCTGCATGCGGATACCGTGGCATTTGAAGAGAAGTATGGCTCCCAGCTGGAGCTGATATTTCGTTTTATCGATCGTGCGCTGGCAATAGGCGTACTGGCGTAAGTGGAGAATGAGCATGAACCTTGAAGCCTTACCAAAATATTACTCCCCAAAATCTCCAAAACTGAGCGATGACGCACCGGCGACAGGCTCTGGTGGTTTAACGATTACGGATGTGATGGCTGCGCAGGGGATGGTGCAGTCGAAAGCACCACTGGGTTTTGCCTTATTCCTGGCAAAAGTTGGTGTTCAGGATCCTCAGTTTGCGATTGAAGGTCTGCTCAATTACGCGATGGCACTGGATAACCCGACATTGAATAAATTGAGTGAAGAAATCCGGTTACAGATCATCCCTTACCTTGTGAATTTTGCCTTTGCTGATTATTCCAGGTCTGCGGCAAGTAAGGCTCGCTGTGAGCATTGTGCAGGTACTGGATTTCATAATGTATTGCGCGAAGTGGTGAAACACTCCAGAAGCGGTGAATCTGTTATCAAGGAGGAGTGGGTGAAGGAACTATGTCAGCATTGTCATGGTAAGGGAGAAGTCAGCACAGCGTGCAGAGGGTGTAAGGGTAAAGGTATTGTCCTGGATGAAAAAAGGACCCGGCTTCATGGCACGCCTGTTTATAAGATTTGTGGGCGTTGCAATGGAAACCGGTTTAGCCGTTTACCAACCACACTGGCGCGGCATCATGTCCAGAAGCTGGTACCAGACCTGACGGATTATCAGTGGTACAAAGGATATGCAGATGTCATTGATAAACTGGTTACAAAGTGCTGGCAGGAAGAAGCATATGCAGAGATACAATTGAGAAAGGTGACAAGATAAATGGTTTTCGCCGAAGATGACGACATGATGCTTGCATTTTTCAAAAAATATGGATAAGATTTTTCCAACGATGGGCTTTGTATGTCTACCGTTGATAAGATTTAGGAACCCGCCACTGAGCGGGTTTTTTGTACCTGTAAACTTGGTGCAGTACAGTAAACACGCTGGTGGTCGTGAATACTGACTTTTTATCTTGCTGGATTTTTAGACAAGAGTTATTGGTATGTCATGTTAACCAGAAGGGAAAAAGACATGCTAAAACAGCAAGATATTACAGAAACCGCCGCCGCAGTCCTTCATTTCTTACCTGCTGACAAGTGGGTAACGCCATGCATGATGACGAGAACTACCGGAGTAAGCGAAGCCCGGTGCCAGTTAATACTGACTCAGTTAGTTCTGGCGGGTCTGGCGAAGGATAACGGCGGGTACGGGAATAAATTCAGACGCTGCCAGTAATGGCGGTTTCCTGCTGTGAAAATGGGCGGCTGGTGGGTGTTGTAGCACCCAACCAGCCATTAGCTCATGCTTTCAGGTCACAAGCTAACCAAGGCCCACTGCTTTAGCGCAAAAGCATAGTGAGCCTATCAGAGTTACGCTTACGGATCTATGAAAAATACTGTAAATATAAACAGTGTTGAGCTTATCAACGCTGACTGCCTGCAATACCTCGCAACCCTCCCAGATAACACCATCGACCTTATTGTTACGGATCCGCCTTATTTTAAGGTGAAGCCGAACGGCTGGGATAATCAGTGGAACGGTGACGCCGACTATCTTCGCTGGCTTGATATGTGTCTTGCCCAGTTCTGGCGAGTGCTTAAGCCTGCCGGCAGCCTGTATTTGTTTTCAGGTCACCGACTTGCATCCGATATTGAGATCATGATGCGTGAACGCTTCAACGTCATGAACCACATTATCTGGGCGAAGCCATCAGGGCGTTGGAACGGTTGTAATAAAGAAAGCCTGCGCTCTTACTTCCCCGCGACGGAACGCATCCTTTTCGCTGAGCATTATCAGGGGCCATATAAGCCGAAAAGCGACGGATTTGCTGAGAAAAGCAACGAGGTCAAACAGCACGTCATGGCTCCGTTAATCACCTACTTTCGTGATGCACGAGCCGAACTGGGGGTCACGTCCAGGCAAATAGCTGACGCTACCGGAAAGAAAAATATGGCGTCTCATTGGTTCGGTACCAGTCAGTGGCAACTACCAAACGAGCAGGATTACGAAAAGCTGCAGGAATTGTTCACTCAGATCGCCATTGAGAAGCACCGCGCCTCTGAACTCAAAGCACCGCATCACCAGCTGGTGGCCACATGGCATTCGTTGAACCGGAAATACCTTGATCTGCTGGAAGAGTACAAATCTCTTCGGCGGCATTTCTCTGTGACAGTAGCCGTGCCCTATACAGACGTCTGGACACATAAACCCGTCCAGTTCTATCCAGGCAAACACCCGTGCGAAAAGCCCGCTGATATGTTGCGGCAAATCATCAACGCCAGCAGCAGGCCCGGCGATGTGGTAGCTGATTTCTTTATGGGCTCGGGATCAACTGTTAAAGCAGCCATTGAACTGGGCCGCCAGGCTATCGGCGTAGAACTGGAAGAGGAACGTTTCAACCAGACGGTAAGTGAGGTAAGGCAGCTGGCATGGGAATAAAAGCTTGGGTCGCTATCGCGGCCCTTTTTATTACCTCAACTGGACACCCGCAACGTAGCGAGGTGAGAGCATGTATCGAATGGAAAAAATCACGACGGGTATTGCATACGGCGCATCGGGAGGGGGGGCCGGATACTGGTTGCTCCAGCTCCTAGATAAAGTCTCCCCATCTCAATGGGCGGCCATTGGTGTGCTCGGTAGCCTCATGTTTGGTTTGCTGACGTGGTTAACGAGTCTGTACTTCCAAATCAAAGCGGATCGCCGCAAAGCTGCGCGGGGTGAATGATGTCGAACAAAGCAAAGCTCAGCGCAGCAGTGCTGGCGCTAATCGCGTCAGGGGCATCTGCTCCACTCATTTTCGACCAATTCATCAGCGAGAAAGAAGGCAATGCGCTGTTGGCCGTTGTTGATCCGGGTGGGGTCTGGTCTTTATGTCACGGCGTGACCGTTATCGATGGCAGGCGTGTTGTTAAGGGCATGACGGCCACTGAGGAACAATGCCGGAAGGTTAACGCTATTGAACGCGATAAGGCATTAGCCTGGGTTGATCGCAATATCAAAGTGCCTCTGACAGAGCCACAGAAGGTGGGTATCGCATCCTTCTGCCCGTATAACATCGGCCCCGGTAAATGCTTCCCATCGACCTTCTATAAGCGCATCAACGCAGGTGACCGCATCGGTGCATGCGAGGCAATCCGCTGGTGGATTAAAGACGGTGGCCGTGATTGCCGTCTAACCAAAGGCCAGAAGAATGGCTGCTATGGTCAGGTTGAGAGACGGGACCAGGAAAGCGCGCTGGCGTGCTGGGGGTTAGACCAATGAAAATTAATCCGGGTCTTATAGGCGTTGTTGTTATTGCTGTCCTTTCGGTCGCTCTCGCTAAGAGTTGCTCCAACGCCAGTCGCCTTCAGAGCGATAACGACGTTCTGCGAAGTGACAACTCTATGCAGGGGCAGGTGATCGCCACCCAGGCATTCAACTTCAATCGGTTCAATCAGGTTGCAGAACATGCCAACAGGCTAAACTCCCTGATCGACACCAGCACCGAAGAAACTGTAATCGAATACCGGGAGATTCTCCGCCGTGAAAAAACCTGTGATCTGCCTGTTCCTGCTGATGTCGCTGGTGGGCTGCTCGAATACGCGCACCGTTTACGTGCCAGCGCAATGCACGCCGATACCGACGGACCTAACGCAGCCGATGATAGTACCGCTGCCGCCGGCTCAATAACGTACTGCCAGGCTGTGCTCTGGATTAAGCCGCTACTGGCAACGATAGAAAAGGGTAATAACAATTTTTCCGGTATACGGGAGATTGAGAATAACCGCGCAATGCGATAACTATCACAGTTTCACTCGGTGGTTAGCTTGATAAGGATAAAAAGGACTCCATGATGTAGATTCTGATGCTAATAAGGATAAAAAATGATTTTTCCCATTGTGAAGTCTGTCTACATCAACAGCAAAACTGATAGTCGTTTAATACGTTATGATGTTATTCGTACTGACCCCGATACCTACCTCGTCAAAGTTTTCGATAATCAACAGCGTGGAATTTCGGTACCAGGCCTGATTAGTCAAATTTCCGAGTTCGAAATAACTCGTGCTGCCTATAATGAAAAATATCAGGTGGGTAATCGCGTAGTCGTGAAAATGAATGCGGACCCCGGATTTGAAAACACCATTGATGGTGAGTTGCAAGCACATCGAGATAGTTTGTCGTGAAAACAACCGCCTCCGGGCGGTTTTTTGTTTCTGCATGGGGAAGAAATTATGGCTGCTCTTAAGAACCTTATTCAGCAGTTGAATCAAATGCAAAAGCAAATTCCATTTGCGACAGCTCAGGCTATGACCAAAGTTGTACGCCAGATAGAGACGGCACAGAAAACAGCGTTTGAACGTCATCTGGAGAGCCCTACACCGTTTACTGTTAAATCAGTTGGTTCGGTTGCTGCGAGAAAGAACAACCTGACCGCAAAGGTTTTTGTCCGTGATACTGCGGCTGGCTATCTGGAACCATTCGAGTTTGGTGGAGAGCACAAGCTCAATAGCCAGGCTCTTTTGAACCCCAAGAACGTCAAACTGAACAAATACGGCAACATGCCGCGCAATAAGCTCTCACAGCTTAAAGCAAAGGAAAATGTATTCGTAGGTGAGGTGGATGGCATTAACGCTGTCTGGCAGCGTAAGAAGCCGATGAAAGCTAAGAAGCGACGGGCCAAGCGCTCCGCTAATGGGACGCGAAGGCCGAAACGTAAACAGCGTTCTCCAAAGCTTTTGATCCGGTTTGGTGATGCGCTACCTGTGACTCCAGTGCTGGGGTATATGGATAGGGCCCGTACCATGGCGAACGCACTGCTACCGTCTGCTTTAAATCAGGCGATAGCAGAAGCCATCAGGACGGCAAAATAAAAGCAGTAACTTATAAGTTAATTTCGCAAGCTTTTATGAAGCTGTTTACTGCAGTTGTCGATCCAGAAACATTGGCTGACATGGAATGCTGGTTTCCGCCATCCTTTGTTTGCACACCAACTAACACTTTGGATTTCGCCCCCTGAAGCTGCTTAAGCACTGTTTTTAGTTGGTCCGCGTCATCCGATTGAATCTGGAGGCTCTGAACATTACGTCTTGAAAGGGTAGCATCGAGCTTCACTGCGGTATTCCCGTCGACCTTCATTATCAGGTCCATTGGTACCTCTGATAGTGATTCGGTGCTTTTATCCATTTCAACGTATGCCGCCGATAGCTTTTCTTTAGTGCAGTCAAACACAATGGCGCCATTGTCGGATGAAACTTCGCCAAGCATCATTGCTTTCTTACCACCAGAGAAAAGGTCATCTTCAGTATTAGTCACCCACTGGGCATGAGCAATTGGTGATGCCAGCACTGCGGCTACGAAAGTTATTTTGATTATATTGTTACCCATTACATTCTCCTTGTATTGAATAGGAATAATCATAGTCGGAGCGAATGGTCGAAGCCATTAAAAAAATGGGTCCTTCCTGAGACTTTTGTAAGGTACGGGCATTGCGCGCCGCGGTGTTTTCCTAGCTACAACTTTCAGATTTGTGTCCCATGTCCCACCTCTGGCGATCATTACGGACACCTCGCCAGCTCTGGCTATTCCAGTTTATTCCAGTGGGACATTCTGGTGGGACATGGCAAAAATGTCCCAGGCGAATGTCCCACCCCAGAAAATGTCCCAGGTGATGTCCCATGACCACGATGAACCAGAGTCAGTACGCACAACATTCAGGTGTGGATCGCAAAACAATTGGTCGGTGGATTAAAGCCGGGCGCTTCATTGTGATGGACGGAGACCTGATTGACGTAGAGGCCAGCGATGCGGCATTGAAGAAAAACCGCGATGGCAAAGACCCGCGCGCCTCGAACGCGAAGAAAAAGAAAACTCCCGTCGTTAGCGATAACGATGATGACGGTGATGAAATCAATAAAACTGTCCGCCAGATAATGCTCACTGAAGGGGCAGATCTTTCGAGAGAGGAAGCGGGACGTATCCGCGAGAATTACATGGCCCTGCAGGCAAAGCTGCAGTATGAAAAAGACAGCGGCCAGCTTATTGAGCTGACAGCAGCCGAGGAGGTTTTATTCAACGCCTTTCGCCAACAGCGTGATGCCTGGCTTAACTGGCCGTCCAGGGTGGCGCCGCTAATGGCTGCTGATCTGGATGTACCGGCGGACAGGATGACAGAGGTGCTGATTGAACATGTCCACAAACACATCTCAGTCCTCGGAGAGCCAGAGTTTAACCCGGCAGAAGATTGAGCGTCTTGAATTAAGCGTCCGCAAAGGCTGGACACCCCCGCCGCGTATCAGTGTGCCGCAGTGGGCAGATGACTATCGTAAGCTGGCAAAAGAGGCTGGGAGCACTTCGGGAAACTGGGAAACATCGACGGTAGAAATTGCCCGCGGACCGATGCTTGCCGCGACGGAGTCCGGGGTTCATATCATCACTGTAATGTGCTGTACCCAGTTGATGAAGACAGCACTGCTGGAAAACCTTTTTGGCTATTTTGCCCACCTCGATCCTTGTCCGATACTGCTGCTGCAGCCGAAAGAAGAAGCCGCTGAACAGTTTTCGAAAGAGCGTATTAGCCCGCTGGTAAGGGTGACGCCGGTACTGCGTAAAATCATCGGTGATTCGAAACAGAAAAGCTCGAAAGAAACCATTCTTTACAAGGCGTTCACTGGCGGATTTCTGGCGCTGGCGGGTGCTGGTAGCCCTGATAACCTTGCGCGTCGTCCGATTCGTGTCCTGCTGGCGGATGAAGTGGACAAGTACCCGATAACCCGCGAAGGCGATCCAATTGCGCTGGCCGAAGAGCGTACAGCGACATTTGGCCTGACCTGGCTGTCTGTACGCGCCTGTTCGCCGACGGTGGAGGATGAGAGCCGCATTGCTGACAGCTACGCCGACTCCGATCAGCGCCGGGCATCTGTGGTTTGCCCGCACTGTGGCCACCGCCAGTTCCCCGACTTTTTCAAACACGTTCAGTGGCCGAAAGAGGGAGATAAACACCTGACTAAATCGGCGATGCTCTATTGCGAATGCTGTGGTAGTGGCTGGTCCGAAGGACAGCGCCTCAGAGCTCTGCAAACTATTCGATGGCATCAGACGCGCCCATTTGAGTGCTGCGGGGAGCGGCACTCACCGCTGATGGATTATGACCTTGCCTGGCGGGCGGCAGACGAGGGCAGCGTTGAAAAGGTCTGGCAATGGTCAGAGTCGGAACGGCATGCGGTCTATCGCGCAATCTGCCCCTCCTGTGGAAAGGAGGCAGTCGATAACCACCACGCGGGGTACCAGGCATCCAAGCTTTTCAGCCCCTGGCAAAAAGATAAGCCGTCGGATATTGCGAAAAAATATATCGATGCGAAGGGCGATCCGGATAAGGAACAGGCGTGGTGGAATACCCAGATGGGGCTTCCGCACCGACCTAATCATGGGAAACAGCTCCCTGTTGATGTTCTGCTGGCGCGCCGGGAAATATTTCCGGCCGTCGTTCCGGACGGGGTGGCATTGTTAACAGCTGGAGTTGATACCCAGGACGATCGCTTCGAAATTACGATCACCGGCTGGGGGAGAGATGAAGAATCGTGGTCGGTCGCGCATGACGTTATTTATGGTGACCTTGAGACGGAAGAACCCTGGAAGCGACTGGATGCATACCTGAAACAGATCTGGCGACGTGGTGACGGGCGCGGCCTGAATATCATGGCAACGTGCATGGACTCCGGTGGCCACCATACGCAGAAGGTATACGAATTCGCCAAAGAGCGTCTTGGCCGTCGTGTCTGGGCAATTAAGGGGGAGTCTGCACAGGGAGGTAAACGCAATCCTGTCTGGCCGACCAAACGACCATCATCGAAAAGCAAAGCCAGTTTCCGCCCTGTCATTCTGGGGGTTAACTCAGCGAAAGACGTGATACGCGGTCGCCTGCATCTTGAGCCACCCAAACCTGGCGCCGCCGCTGCGGGTTATATGCATTTTCCTGACGATCGCGATCTCGGGTACTTCAATCAGCTGCTGGCGGAGCGACTGGTTTACAAAGTCATTTCCGGGCAGCGGTACAGTATCTGGGAAGCAATACCAGGACGAGCTAACGAAGCGCTTGACTGCCTCGTTTACAGCTATGCCGCGCTGTGCGGTCTCAAACATATGGGGTTAAAACTCAACGTCCGGGCCGCCAACCTCGAAGCCGATCCGGATAAGTTCCTGCCAGCGCCAGTTGGACAGGAAGAAAAAATCAATTACGAGCTGCCGGGTGCGGTTATTGAAGAACCAGCGCCGGTCAAACGTAAGCGAATATCGCAACTCCTGCCGAAATAAGGAAAATCATGTTCAACCGGAACACCAGCCTGCTTGCCGGCGCAATGACTGACGATCAGCTCAGGGATGCGCTTGCGAAAGCTCAGCAGGCGTACATTGATTTAGCAACCGGGAGCCACGGTGTTTCGTTTTCCTATACGCAGGGAGACGGGACGCGATCAGTGTCCTATCAGCAAAGCACCCTGGCTGATCTGCTGGCCCTGATTCAACTTCTGCAGGCGCAACTGGGGATTATCTCTCGTCCCCGGAAACCAGCGAGGTTTAGATTCTGATGAATAAAGTACAGATACTGGGCTCTGATGGGCAGCCGTTGCGACAGCAGCGTCCCTCTATGCTGGTGGGGGGGAGCCGCGTACCTTATGACGCAGCTGACTCTTTCAGCGATCAACTGGCGAACTGGCAACCCGCGCTGTGGTCCCCGGACAATGAAATTAACATTTACCGGGATCGCATCGTGTCCCGCGCACGCGATCTGGTCCGTAATGACGGCTGGGCAAACGGTGCGGTCACACGTCTGCTGGATAATGCGGTTGGTGCCAACTTCCGCCCCATCATGAAACCCGATTACCGTGTTCTCAGAATGATCACCGGAAACAAGGCGTTTGATGCGTCCTGGGCGGAAGAGTACGGAAAAGCACTGGACGGGCACTGGCGGACCTGGAGTAACGATCCTGGCCGGTATTGTGATGTTGAACGAAAACTCACCGTGTCGCAGATGTTACGCCTGGGATTTCGTCACAAGCTTATTGACGGGGATGCTCTGGCCATTCTCCAGTACAGAACTGACAGGCTTGGTCCCGGAAGAGGGCGTTACGCCACCACGGTACAGATTGTCGATCCTGACCGCCTCAGTAATCCTCAGCAGAATTTCGATATGCCAAATGTCCGTGGTGGCGTTGAAATTGATGCGGACGGTGCGCCGGTTGCTTACCACATCAGGGAGGCCCATATCGGTGACTGGTGGAGCGGGGCTAAAACCATGACGTGGCAGCGTATCCCGCGTGAAACTGACTGGGGCCGCCCGCATGTGGTTCACGATTTTGATCATGAGCGTGGCGCGCAGCACCGTGGTAACGGCATCCTGACTCCGGTTATTCAGCGTCTGAAAATGCTGGTGAAGTATGACCAGAGTGAGCTTGAGGCAGCAATTCTTAATGCCATATTTGCCGCTTACATTGAGTCACCCTATGACCCTGCGATGGTTCAGTCTGCCCTGGGCGAGACCTATGACGAGTCGGAGTTAGGCACTTATCAGGACGGGCGTGTTGAGTTCCATAACGATCGGCGTCTGACACTTCAGAATGGTGCCCGAATGCCCATTCTTTATCCTGGTGAGAAAATCACGACGGTTAACGCGGCGCGGCCCTACAGCAATTTTGAAGTCTTCGAATCTGCTGTTCTCCGTAATTTTTCTTCAGGAACAGGGTTGTCCCCACAGCAGGTCACCCAGGACTGGTCTGACGTTAACTACAGTTCTGCACGCTCCTCGTTGCTGGAGGCATGGAAAACACTGACTCGCCGCCGGGACGATTTTTCTACCGGCTTCGCTCAGCCCATTCTCACCGCCTTTGTTGAAGAAGTTCACGACAATGAGGATTTACCCCTGCCCGCAGGCGCACCTGATTTTGTTGACGCCAGAGCCGCGTATTCTCGCGCGCGCTGGATGGGGCCAGGGCGCGGCTGGGTGGATCCGGTTGCAGAGAAAAAAGGCGCCATTCTTGGTCTGGATGCCGGACTTTCCACCCTCGAGATTGAGGTGGGTGAAAACGTCGGTGAAGACTGGGAAGAAGTGCTTGATCAGCGCCAGAGAGAAATTGAGTCATGTCTTAAACGCGGATTACCGCTTCCGAGCTGGGCACAGGCTGACCAGTTTGCGAGCCAGACCATTACCGATCCGGAGGAAAAGTGAATCTACCCCATCTGGCCCAGCGATTATTTAACACCCCGCTGGCGCTGCACCCGAGTAAAGCCGAAGTCATCATGGCATCCGTAATGGACCGATTTGGTATCAGTAAAATCGAATCTTCTCTTGCCATGGAGGATGACTGGTACGGATATGACGATAACCGGGGACGTGAATCCCGTAGTGATCCGGGTTATGACAATGTGCTGGGTGTCGCCGTCATCCCGATATGCGGAACGCTGGTGCAAAAACTGGGCAGTCTGCGTCCGTACAGTGGAATGACAGGGTATGACGGCATTCGTCAGGCGTTTCTTACTGCGATGGAAGATCCCGACATTTCGGGCATTTGCCTGGATATCGACTCACCCGGCGGCGAGGTCGCTGGATGCTTCGATCTGGTTGATGTCATTTACGGCTCCCGGGGGAAAAAGCCTATCCATGCCATTCTGACGGAAAGCGCTTATTCCGCTGCGTATGCCATTGCCAGTGCAGCGGACCGGATTTCTGTTCCGCGCACCGGCGGAGTGGGTTCTGTGGGTGTGATCACCATGCACCTTGACTGGACGCAGCGGATTAAAGATGACGGTCTTAAAGTTACGATCATCACCTATGGATCCCGCAAGGCTGAAGGTTCGCCGCTGAGAGAGTTGTCAGATGAAGCTCTGGCCGCCATCCAGCAGGACATTAACACCATGGGCGAATTGTTTGTGAACACTGTTGCCAGAAACCGGGGGATTAGCGCAAAGGTTATAAAAAGTACCCAGGCCGCCTGTTTTATGGCTGCTGATGGCGTTGAAATTGGACTGGCTGATGAGGTGTGTCCTCCTGACGCTGCGTTCAAAAACTTACTTGAAAAAACAGGAGCCTGAAATGGCAAAGAAAAAGACGTTTAGTTTTGCTCACCTCATTGGTCTTGGCCCTTCCGCTTCTGAGGAAGAAGAGGATAAAAAAGCCAAAAAAGCGAAAGCCCGTCGCGCGGAAGAGGACGAGCGCGAAGATGATGCCGATGATGATGAGCGCGACGACGACGCGGAAGAAGACGAACGCGACGATGATGCTGAAGATGACTGCGATGATCCGGATGCGTCAGAAGATGATGATTCTGAAGACGACGGCGACGACGATCGCAAAGAGAGTAAGGCGGTAAAAAATGCACGCGCTGCTGAGCGTAAACGCTGCGCCCGTATTTTCGGCAGTAAGCATGCAGCTGCGAATCCTTCACTGGCCGCGTCACTGGCTTTCAATACCGGGATGAGTTCTGCGGCAGCAATTAATGTCCTAGCCTCTTCGGCTCCGGCCGCAGCCGCATCTCAGCCATCCCGTAAACGCTCTCTCGATCAGCGTATGCAGGAAAGCCACCAGGTCCGGCTTAATCCGGATAGCGGACAGAAAGAGACCGGAAAGTCTGCGCTGGTAAGTAAAATGACCGGCCTCTACAACTCCACAAGAGGAGAGAAATAATGGATCAGTTTGGTCAGAATGCGTTTGCGCCTGGCATGAAGAGCGCGCTGTTTGTTCCGGATCAGCTTGTCGCTGGCACGCTCCAGCTGGTGACTGACACCGGGATCATTACGGGCGGTGCCTTTAAGCGTGGTACTGTCCTGGGCCTGGTGGCTGCCAGCGGGAAATACACGCAATGTGTGAAAACGGCTGAAGATGGCAGTCAGTTACCCGTTGCTATTCTGGTTGATGATGTTGATGCATCGTCTTTCGATCAGAACGGCGGCCTGTATCTGATGGGGGAATTCAACCAGCACCGAATTATTTTTGATAACTCCTGGACGACCGCTGACCTGAAAAAAGCGCTCCGACCGCTGGCTATCTTCCTGAAAGACAGTGACCAGGCACCTGTAACCACCTCCTGATTTCCCCCACGGCTCTCCTGACGAATGCTTTAACCGGCAGGGGCTGGCTCGTTTAAATTTTTTGCCAGCTGCGGCTGGCACTATCAAGAGACTGAATATGGAAAATATTTTTGATACCAGCGTGCTGGTGCAGGTTGTTCCTAACCTGAAAACCAGTCAGAACTGGCTGCTCGATCGCTTCTTCCCGAATGTCGTAACTTACGAGACTGAAGAAGTGGCGATTGATGTTGATGTCGGCCTGCGTCGTATGGCGCCGTTCGTCTCCCCGCTGGTGGAAGGTAAGCTGGTCGAATCCCGTAAATACCAGACCAATACCTTCAAACCGGCATACATCAAAGATAAGCGCGCGCCGGACCTGCGCAAACCTATCCGCCGCCAGATTGGTGAGCGTATTGGCGGGGAATATACCGCTGCCGAGCGCGAAATGCTGAACCTTCAGTTTGAAATGACTGACCAGATTGACATGATCAACCGTCGTCTGGAATGGATGGCGGCGAGTGCGCTGGTGTCTGGGACCGTAACCGTCGCCGGGGAGGGCTATGAAACTCAGGTGGTGGATTTCGGGCGTGCTTCGGATCTGACCATCACTCTTAGCGGCTCGGATAAATGGCCACTGACCGTTGCAGCTGGCGCTACCAATACCCAGCCATCAGATGACATTGAAATCTGGCAGACTACTTTCCTGAAAGAGTCCGGCTCTGTCGCCACGGATCTGGTCTTTACGAATAAGTCATGGCGTGCATTCCGACTGGATACCACCATCAAGGATAACGCCATTACATTCCCGGCGCTGAGCCCGTTTGGTAACCAGATTAACGCCGGCCCACAGGTAATGAAGGGCGCAATTTATAAAGGGCGCTGGGGTAACTTTGACCTCTGGTTATATAACGACTGGTTTATTGACCCGCTGGATAACGTCGAGAAGCCTATGATCCCCGATGGCGCTGTCATTATGAGTGGTGCCGATCTGATGGGTACCCGCGCCTTTGGCGTTATCCTGGACCCGGCTTTCAACTACGGTCCGCTGGCTTATGCGCCAAAATCCTGGGTGAAAGAAGATCCAGCCCAGCGTCTTATCCTGATGCAATCCTCCCCGCTGGTTATTCCGAGCCGGGTAAATGCATCCCTCTGCGCAACGGTGGTCTGATATGGCAAAACAACCTAATACCGGGCTGGCTGATGATCTGAATGCAGAAGGATCTGCCAAAGACGGCCTGAGCGTTGACGACCTGAATGCTGGCGATAACACCCAGGAAAAACAGCCTTTGAGCAAAACAGATGATGCCGAATTGTCTGTTGATGACGATGGTGGTGACGAAAAATCCGGAGACACTGAATCGCAGGAGTATGTGGTGTTGAAAGGGAATTGCATTCGTCATGACGGGGAGATGTACCGCGAAAATATGCGCATCCCTGTAACCGGCAAAGATGCTGAGCGTCTTCTGCAGTCCGGCGTTATTGCTGATGTTGATGTGCTTCGTAAGCGAGTTCTTGCTTCTCAGCCATCAGTTTCAGTTACGACAGGGTAATGACATGGGCGTGGACTGGGATTCTCATCTTCTGAGTCCGCTGCATGATGTCTTTGGCGATGAGCACGAGTACCGTCCACGTAACGGTACTCCTTTTACAATTAACGGGATTTTTGACCGTGGTTATGCGCAGGTTGCTGAAAACCTTGATGGCGATTCAGAAATTAACACCTCCAGCCCGATGTTGGGTGTGCGCGATGCTGAATTTCGCAAGCTGGGTAAATCGCAACCTGCTGTATCTGACCGGGTATTTATAAAGACGGTCGGTGGTCACATCATCAATCAGTTATTTGTTGTGTCAAACGTCGAACCCGACAGTCATGGCGGATCTCGTCTTGTCCTCAATGTGGTAAAACCGCGATGAATTCAGCAGCGATTCGGCAAATGGTTGTCACTGCACTAACCGGGACAACCAGCGCGGGCGACCGCGTATTCTCTCCACGCGACTGGTCAACTTCACCAGATATGTATCCTGTGTTGTTGGTTCAGACGCCTTTTGAACAGAAAAAATCACAGGGGCGTAATACCCCTGCTTTTACCACCCTCACCACTGTCAGGATCACTGGGCGCGTTCAGGAGTATGACGGCGATACAGTGGATGATGGAGCCATGCGGGCAGAGCTGGCGCTTGAAAGCCTTCGCGAGCAGGTGGAGCGCGCGGTGATCAACAGCTACGAACTGACGCGGAATATTCAGAAATACGCGGAAGTTCGTTCAACCATCAATGTTGATTCAGAAGGAGAGGCCCATATGGGGCAGCTTCTTTTCGAGATCGACATAGAGCATTACCAGGGGCCGGAAGATTTTTATCCTGTCCAGTCGGTTCCCCTTGAGGGCATGGATATTGCGGTCGATATGCCAGACGGCACAGTTAAACCGGGTATCAGCCTCAATCTTCAGGAGTAATCCATGTTTGTTAAGCCGAACAACGGGCTCAGCGTTCGCTGCCCCGTCAAGGGCATCCCATTGCCTAAAGAGGGTGCTGAAGTACCTGACAATATTTTCTGGCGTCGCCGTCTGAGCGATGGGGACGTGATCCTCTCTAAAAAGGATGAGGGCGCGCCAGAGAAACAATCATTACCTAAAAAAGCGGGAGAAAATGAATGACCGTACCTTTCGCTCGTGTTCCCGATAACCTGCGGGTAGGGCTTTTCTTCGTTGAGTTTGATAACTCAATGGCGAATAACGCCACTGCCACGCAGCGCACCCTGCTTATCGGTGGGATGCTCAGTACCGGCTCAACCCCCCCTGGTATTCCGCAGCGAGTTTCCTCTTCGGATACCGTCGGTGAGCTGACAGGAAAAGGGGGAATTCTGCAGGCCATGATGGCGGCGTATCAGAAAAATGATACCGCAGCCGAAGTCTGGATCCTGCCGCTGGAGGAAGACTCCGATTCCATGGTGGCTGCAACCGGCACCATTAAAGTGAGCAGCGCACCGACGGCAACCGGAGTGATCTCCCTTTATATTGCTGGTGAGCGCATTCAGTTGACCGTTGTAGCAACAGATACGGTGGCAGCGATCGCCACCTCTCTGGCCGCGGCGATTAACGCAAAAACCACGCTACCTGTAACCGCAAGTGCGACTACGGATACCGTAACCCTGACCGCGAAGAATCTTGGTGCTACGGGTAATGGGATCGACATTCGCCTGAACTTCCTCGGCTTACCTGGAGGCGAGTCCACACCTGCAGGCCTGGAACTGACGATTACTGCTATGTCTAACGGAGTCGGGGCTCCGGATATTACCGGCGAGCTGGCAAACCTGCAGGATCGGACATTCGATTTCATCATCAACCCTTACGACGATACAACCTCGTTGAATGTGATGAAGGAGTTCCTGTCAGACACTGGCGGTCGCTGGGCATGGGACAAGCAGCTTTATGGCCATTCCTTTGGTACCACCACCGGGACTTACGCCCAGCTCGGTACCAAAGGTGAGCTGCGCAATAACCAGCATGAGACCCTGCTGGGCGTAAATAAATCGCCGTCCCCTTCCTGGGCATGGTCTGCAGCTTACACCGGCGCAGCTGCGGTGAGTCTGCGTAATGACCCCGGCCGCCCGCTACAGTCGCTCGCTGTTCAGGGGGTGCTTGCGCCAGAACTGCAGGATCGCTTTGAGCTGACCGAGCGTAACAATCTGCTGTACAGCGGCATTTCGACATTTACGGTCGATGACGATGGCACGGTGCGCATTGAAAACCTGATCACCACCTACCAGAAAAACAGCTATGGCGATGCAGATGACAGTTATCTGGAAGTGGAGACGCTGTTCAGCCTGATGTTTGTGACCCGCTACCTGCGCACAGCGGTGACCAGCAAGTTTGGCCGTATGAAGCTTGCTGCGGATGGAACCCGATTTGCACCTGGCGCGGCGATCGTCACGCCAAACATTATCAAGGCCGATCAGATTGCCGAGTACCAGACTCTGGTATGGAACGGTTATGCGCAGGATGCGGAGGCATTCGCAAAAAATATCATCGTCGAGCAGAACGCCAAAAATCCGAACCGCGTCGATGTGCTGTGGCCGGGAACCCTCATGAACCAGTTGCGCATTTTCGCGCTGCTCAATCAGTTCCGCACTCGGGCTGAATCAACAGGAGCTTAAACGATGGCAGGTGATACTACTAACCGCCTGGCGGGAACCGCCTATGTCACTGTTAACGGTGTGACGGTAATGGTGGAGGGCTCGTTTAAATACCAGGCTGCCACCGTAAACCGTACCACCCTGACAGGGATGGATGGTGTGCACGGATATAAGGAAAAACCTGTGGCGCCATACATTTCTGCCCGACTGCGTGACAGTGGCGGAACGAATGTGCAGGGCTTTAACCAGCAGACGAACGTCAACGTGATCGCCGAGCTGGCTAACGGGAAAACTATCATTGGCCGTTCACTCTGGACGGTCAACGTCCAGGAAGTGGAAAGCGAAGATGCAGTATTTGATGTTCGCTGGGAAGGCCGCGACGTAACGGAGAACTAAGATGGCTGAGATTGAACGCGTTAAAACCATTCCATTAACCGTAGCGCTGGATGATGCTGCGGAGAAGACCACTTATACGCAGCTGGAGCTGAAAGCACCCACGCTAAGCCAGGCTGAGCAGTTTTACGAGAAACAGGCTGCGTCAACGTCGCTCGCGGCGATGCGCCTGCTTATTGCGCTGGTTTCCGGTACGCGTGAAAGCGTACTGCAGCCGATGGATTTTCTCGACTTCCGTAAGTGTGAGGAGTATCTGCTCAGTTTTTTGACCTGGAAGCCCTGACAACCTGGCAGGAAATGGCCGCTGACGTCACCTTCTATTTCCGCTGGTCTGAGGACAGGGCGTGGGGAATGACCCGCGCCCGGCTGAAATGGTGGGTGTCGCAGGCATCCCGGATAAACAAGCTTAGGAAACCTGAAGACGATGAGTAATTCTTTTGATTTTGAGCTGGTGGCCAGCGACCAGGTTAGCGAGGCTATAGACCGCATTAATGAGGCTGTCCGTGACCTGGAGCCGAAGCTAGATAAAACTAAAGAAGGGCTCAAGTTAGGCGGTCAGGAAACAGCCGACGGACTGAGCGGTTTTATTTCTCGCCTCGAGAATATGTCGAAGAGCGCGCGGGATAACGTGCAGTTTATTGGCGACATGGTTCCCCCTCTGAAAATGGTGGGGGAGCTCACGGGGAAGATGGGGGCGCTGGGGTTAGCCGGTGCTGCCGGCTACGGACTGAAACAGGTCGCTTATGGATTTCGGGAGGCATCCCGTCAGGCCTATAATCTTGATGTCTCGGCAAAAAATGCGGGAATGCGCGTTGACGATTTTACCCGACTTTCCGGGGCAATGCGTATTCTTGGGGCAGACAGCGAGAGCGCTAATGCATCAATAGAAGGTATTTTCAAAGCATTCAATGAGGCTGCCAGTGGTAAAAACGAGGGGGTTATGGCAGCGATGGCGCAAATTGGTGCTCAAATCCAAAAAAACAGCGATGGTTCAGTAAATACCCTTAAAACACTGGAGTCTATCGCAAAAATTTTTCCAACCTTGCGACCTGAACAGCAGAAGTCCGCCGCTGATGCACTTGGGCTGACGCCCGAATTGCTGGCGCTAATGCGTGACGGTGAGCGCATGAAAAAGCTGCTGGCGAAATCGGATGAATTTGGTCTGACTGTGGATCCGGCACTAAATCAGCAATTGAGTGAAGTGAACGGCACTATGAATGAGCTCAGCGCATCCTGGGATGGTCTGTGGCAACGTTCAAAAAACAAGGCACTTAAGACCATTCTTTCGGATGGTTCAGTCAAAGACGGCCTTGAAGGTGTTACCGATCTGTTCACTAATGGTGATTTTACTGGGCTGTCTCATGCTCTCGGTTTTATCAACAGCAATGATGCTGAGAAACTACGGCGCATTCAGAACGATAAGGAACTTTATAACAGCTTACCCCGCAGTGAACGTGGGCAGGTTGACGCGGGTTTCATGACTGATGCTGTAAGAAAGCGGTACGATGCGAATTACCGCGCGACCGATTCTGCGATTCAATTGCAGAATGACTTATCCGCTATCAGCCAGCCACAATCCAACGTTGCACGCGGCAATGTTCCTTACGGGGAAACAAGGAATAACGCAATTGGCTTCAGAAATAATAATCCCGGTAATTTGAGAGTTGCAGCAAACGCAACGGGTAAAAATGGCGGATTTTCTACCTTTGCGAATGATGCCGACGGAAGAACTGCAATGGCGAGACAGCTGATGTTGTATGGTGACAGGGGGAATAATACTCTGGATGGGATTATTCATACCTATGCTCCGCAATCAGAGAATAATACTCGTGCATATATTGACTCCGTCTCAAAAGCCACTGGATATGGAGCCAAAGAGCAAGTAAATCTGCACGATCCGGAAACATTAAAAACGATAATGGCAGCCATGATTAAACATGAGAATGGCGCACAACCTTATACTGAGGAACAACTGCTAAACGCCATCCAGACCGCCATTACTGATGATCGGTGGTCAGGGAAGAGAAATCCGGATGTGCTGGCCCAGCAGCGGTATGACATTATCTCAGGTTCGCAAACTGGAAATCGTGACTCCAGCACTCTTAGTAACCCGAGTGATGAAACTGATATTCTCTCAGGCTCGCAGAACAGAAATCGGGAATCCATCATTCTGAGTGATACGGGTAAGAAAAGTGATGAAAGTGTACTCGGCGACAATCTGGCTAAGTCTCTTAAAGAGGCAATGTCAGAACAACCACTTAAGCTCGAAATCACAATGGTTAATGATAAGGGTGAGCGAAAAACCTATAATGCGGAAAATAATGGCAGAATAACAACGGCCATGAATTACTGATCACTGTCGTCATTTCGTTAAGGAAGAAGTTATGAATGAAAAAGTTTTTGGAGCAAAAGCCATTTAGACTCCAAAGGTTTTTGCGCTTGTTTACCTGGTAATTGGCATTTTCCTCGTTTTTTCTGTTGTCTCAATGAATTTCACGGCGATTACGATATCGGTGGTAAGTGCATTGCTTTTACGTGTGCTTTATGAGTTCCTAATGAACTCATTCAAGGCGACTGAGCATCTTTACAGGATCGCCGAATCTCTTGACCGTAATGGATCCAGCGATAAATAGATAAGTCATTTCAGTGCATATGTAAACCGCCGACATGGCGGTTTTTTTATTTCCGGAGGCGTGATGCCGTCAATTATCCAGGACGCAATAACTTCTCTTTTGGGGGGAGATACCAGCGATGACTGGCAGGGGCAGTTACGGCCCAGCTCATTCAGAGGTGTGCCATTTGCAATTGTTGCTGAGGAAGGGAGCCACGGCCGACGCCAGGCGGTACATGAATATCCCTACCGTGATACAGCCTGGATAGAGGATATCGGGCGGGCAACACGGCGATTTGTTATTCGCGGTTTCTTGATCCAGAACAGCCAGGTTTACGGCGGCGGCGATGCTATCACGCAGCGCCAGTCACTGATTGAAGCCTGTGAACAAAAAGGTAGCGGTACGCTTGTCCATCCGACACTGGGCGAATTAACGGTTTCCATCCCTGAGAATGGTTTGCGTATTTCCGGTTCGATGGAGAACGGGCGAGTATTTGAATTTACCCTGATGGCAATTGAATCAGGGCTTAAAGTGTTTGCTGTCACGGGCAGTACCGTTGCAGGCGCCACGGTGAAAACCAACTATCTGAAACTGGTCAGCACTGCTGTGCTGAGCACGATTGCCAGAGTTAAGAGTGAAATCCGCGGTGTCACACAGGCTATAAACACCATCAGAGGCACGGTCACGTTCTGGACTAACATGGTTGACAGCACCATCAGTCAGGTCACGAATCTCAGCAATGTCCTGAACTCCACGTTCGGGAATACCCGGTACGGACGTTACAGTAAAGGCTCTGTGGGCGGTAGTTCCTCTGCTGTTGCTGGCAAATCGTCAGTTGCTGATGTGGATGATGAGAGAGCACTGGCTGACAAGGTAACAGCCCAGTCGGTAATGGACCGGAAAAATGTTACCGACAGGTCGAGCCAGCTTAGCAGCTCCAACACACCTGATGAGTTTGTCCAGGGCGTCGCCGACGTGGTAAACGCAATTCTTAACAGCGCCGGCAGCGTTAATGACCGAATCACAGCGCTGGAAAAACTGGCTAATTCAATCAGCACGGAGTACCAGCAGTCCGACAGCAGCAAAGCGATTTCGGCGACCATGAACACGCTGATTGTTGTGCTATGTACTGGTGCCATGACCAGTGCCGCTGCGGACTCCAGACCAGCCAGTACAGACGAGGCAGAAGAGTTAACTCAACGAGTTTCTGTGCAACTTGATACGGCGCTGGTTCTGGCTGGAGACCGCGCAGACGATGATATGTATAACGCGCTTCTCGCCGTCAGATCGGCATTCCTTTCTACGATGAGTGAGCGTGCTTCTGGTCTGAGCGAGCTTCTGCAGGTTACTACCGCTCAGCCGCTTCCGGCGCTGACGCTGGCAAACCGATTATACCAGGATGCCACCCGTGCAGATGAACTGGTACAGGAAGCGCGCGTACCGCATCCGGCGTTTATGCCGACAACCATGAAGGTACTGAGGCAATGAATGCAGACAGCGATCTGGATGTTGTTTCTTTGACGGTCGACGGCAAAATCATCGAGGGGTGGGATTCTGTCCGGGTAACGCGGGGTATTGAGCGTTTTCCCTCTGATTTCGATCTTGGGCTAATGGATTACTTCCCTGGCAACGAAGATCGTCAACTCGTTGAAGAGGGAATGTCTTGTGAAGTTCGTATCGGAGATGATCTGACACTGACGGGATATGTTGATGACTGGGAACCCGCACTATCGCGCTCCCGCCATGAGGTCCGCGCCACGGGCAGGAGCAAATGTCAGGACCTGGTGGATTGCTCAGCCGAGTGGCCTAACAACGTCATCAATGCCAGTAATGCGCTTGAAATTGCTTCTCGCCTGGCATCCTACTACGGCATCACCGTAACCACGGATGTTGATGAACTTGTGAAGGTACCCCAGTTCACTCTGAACTGGGGTGAGTCTCCGCAAGAAGTCATCGATCGGGTGGCCAGATGGTCTGCTCTGCTTTACTACGATCAGCCCGATGGAAACCTGTTACTGACCCGGGTGGGAACACGTCGTGCGGCAAGTGGAATAGCCGAAGGGGTAAATGTCGAGCAGGCATACTACCGCAAATCGATGGCTGACAGGTTTTCAGATTATGTCGGTGTATCAATGAGCGTTTCTCCAATTGCAGGGTATTCGCCTGATACGGCCTATGACGCTGTGACTCTGGCAACGGCGAGAGATCCGGAGGCCGCCCGCATGCGGTACCGAAAACATATATCGATTGTGGAAAGTACCCTGATGGCTACTCAACAGGCACAAAGTGCGATCGACTGGGAAATGAACCGGCGGTACGGACGTTCAAAACAGCTCTCGGTAACCATCGATTCCTGGCGGGATAAAGACGGGAAACTGTGGGAACCAAACACATTGATCCCCGTTGATCTTCCCACCTTACGGTTGCCGAAGACTGAATTGCTACTGGCAGAAGTCACCTATATGCGCGATGACTACGGCACCCATGCACGCATGACGCTGATGCCGCCTGAAGCATTCTCCGTTCAGCCATATGCCTTCTACCAGAACCTGGCGGGATTCAATACATGAAGCAACTATTTAAACATGCAGCGACCAGGATCGCCGGCATGCTGGGGATTGGCCGGATCACGGCTATGAAAGATGGTGGGGTGGTGCAGTCTATCCAGTACCAGACTCCGCTGGAGGTGGCCAGCGCTCCGCGGATGGCAGAATTTGGCTTTTCATCCGGCCTGCCGTCAGGGACTGACGTGGTTCTGGCTTTTATTGGCGGTGATCGTTCCAGCGCGGTGGTAATTGCGTCCAACCATCAGGGGTTCCGTCATACAGGCCTGAAAGCGGGCGAAACGGTCATGTATAACCAGTGGGGCCTTAATATTCTCCTGACGGAGAAGGGGATCTTCCTGGATGCAAAGGGCCAGAATGTTGAGGTCAATAACGCCACTAACGTGACCATCAATGCCAGCCAGGGGATCCTTGCAAATACCCCGATCCTGAGGTGCACGGGTGACATTGTTGATAACTGTGAAACCAATACCCGAACACTGAAAGAGCTGCGGGATGCACATAATGACCATGATCATGTGGTTAAAAATGCCCAGAGTGGCAATGACAATATCCGCAGCCAAAAAACAGAGGATCAGGTGACATGAGTGACATCGCTTCATTCTGGAATGTGGATGAGATGTTTGCTGACTGGCAGAAAGGGCTGGGTGAACTCACCACGGGGAACGATTTACAGACTGCAATACTGGACAGCCTGTTTACCGACAGGCTGGCGCGCGCTGACGATGATTATGAGGATAGCGATCGCCGCGGCTGGTGGGGGGATTCCGGGGAGGAATCCCAACTGGGATCCCGGCTGTGGCTGCTACGGCGGAAAAAACTGACCCCGGATGTAGCAAAAAAAGCGGAGGAATACTCGAGTGAAGCGCTCAACTGGTTAAAGGTTGATGGCGTTGTCAGCGAGGTTATTCCTGTTGCAAGGATCGTCCTGCCTGACCGGCTCAATCTCATTATCCGCTATCAGGCACCGGGGAAGGACTGGCAGGAATTCAGGTTTTACTGGATATGGGAGCAACGTTAATATGCCGTTTAAACGACCGACGCTGAGCGAACTCCGCGACGGAAACCGGAAATTTATGCAGGCGGAGCTTGAGGATGTTGGTGCGCTACTGCGCTTCGCGAACCTGAAGGTACTGGCTGACATGGATGCGGGGATGGGGCATCTGCATTACGCCTACCTTGACTATATTGCCCTGCAGACAAACCCGTTTACCTCTACCGATGAGTATCTCGCCGGGTGGATGGCCCTTAAGCAGGTATTCAGAAAACCAGCTGCAGCGGCGAAGTCGCCTGCGGTACAGGCTAGTGGCAGTGTTGACTGTATTATCCCTGTTGGCTCGATCATTAACCGCGGGGACGGATACCAGTACCGGACGGATGCAGATCTTAAAATTCAGGCAGATGGATTTGGTATCGTCGCGGTGACGGCCATACTGCCGGATATTACCAGTGATGTAACGGGTGGAGGCGCGCGCGGTAACGCTGATGCCGGGACCATAATGACCCTGGACGCGAATATTGCTGGCGTGGATCCACAGGTAACGTTACTGTCCGCTGCGACCGGCGGAGCCGATATTGAAACGGAAGAGGATTTTCGCAGTCGTGGCTTGCTGGCATGGCAGAATCCGCCTCAGGGTGGAAGCGACGCCGATTATAAAAAATGGGCGCTTGAGGTTTCGGGCGTCACCCGCGCGTGGGTAAAGCGGCGTCTGAACGGGGCCGGGACCGTTGGCGTGTATATCATGTGTGATCGGAATGACAATGGTGGGTTTCCGGTCGGTACCGACGGAATATCCCAACTTGAGGACTGGGGGGCTGTTAAAGCCACCGGAGACCAGCTCGCTGTCGCCGACCACATCTATCCGCAGCAGACAGACACTGCCATTGTTTTCGTATGTTCCCCGATCAAGAAAGTCATCAATATTGAAATCTCTGGGATCAAAAATGCCGACAGCACCACAGTTCAGGGGATAAAAGACGCGCTGACGGCGCTGTTTTTTGATGAAGCTAACCCTGATGGTTCCGGGAAAGTTTACCTCTCTGATATTAACGGGAGTATCGGCGGTGTTAGCGGCACGACGGGCTATATTCTTAACTCTCCGACGGCCAATATCACCTTTGCTGTTGGCGAAATTCCGGTGCTTGGCGGGGTGAATTTTGTATGAGCCTCTTTTCAAAAAATGATTATGCCGGTGCGCTTGGTGCGCTGCTACCGACGGGCAGGGCGTGGCCCCGGTCGCAAAGAACGGTACAGGCTGCGGTATTACGGGCACTGGGCAGCGCGTTTCAGCGTTCTGACAACGATGCGCAAAGCCTGATTACTGGTGCTTTTCCCCCTACAGCGACGGTAATGTTGTCAGAATGGGAAAGCTCTCTGGGGTTACCAGATGATTGTGCGATTGGTGAATCCGGTGGCGTCAGCGATCGCCAGCGCGCCGTGGTGGCAAAGTTAATCAGCACCGGCGGCCTGAACCGCGATTATTACATCCGGGTGGCTGCAGCTCTTGGTTATACCATCACTATCACACAGTTCCGGCCCGCTATGAGTGGCATGTCAGTATGCGGTGATGCGCTTAACGGTGACGAGTGGCCATTTACCTGGCGGATAAATGCGCCACAAACAACGATCAAGTATTCGCTTGCTGGCGCGTCCTACTGCGGAGATCCGCTCGCATCGTGGGGCAATAAACAACTGGAGTGTTCAATCAACAAAATTGCCCCATCCCATCTGAACATCATTTTCAATTATTCATAACTGATATTTCCCCCTCTGATTTTATCGCTTAACACTAAGTGAGGATTAACTATGCTCCGAATCGGGCAAGTCGAAGCCACTGCAACGCAGGATGGCAAATATACTGATGGAAGTGTTGCTGGTGGTATTGCCGCAACGAGGCTGCGGGCAGCAGCGTTTAATGCCATGCAGGAAGAGTTAGCGCATATCGTAGAGTCAGCAGGATTGGCGCTCGACATTAACGATATGACTCAGGTTTTAAAAGCCATTCAAAAACTCACACTGAGCCGTGCAAACCCATTTGCCGATATCAAATCAGATGGTGCAGCGGCGATTTCTACGGCTCTCACAAACCTTGGATTAACCAACGCGATAATTGGTGATACCTGTAAAGAAGCAGGGTTCTACTCAGGAAGTGCCCTTGCCCCTTATCTTATGCATGAGGACACTCACACACCCATCCGCCTGGTAACGCTGGATAGCGTTCATCGAGTAACAACCACTACTTACACTATTAATTATTATGCGAATGGCTTAATTCATATTTTAGGTATGACCCCAAAAGTCAGCTCTTTGACTCCCAAGACCATGACATTCCCAGTGGCGTTCCCAAATGCTTGTATTCGGTTTGCATTGCACAACCAAGAAAGTGGCGTCCCATCCTACAATATGGCGATGTATTCTAATTTAAGCAGAACGGGCGCGAAGATATGGGGAGTGGCAAACATTCTTGGGAACAGTGGAAGCCCGACGCTAGGCGCGCTACCGGACGCTGAAATCTCTTATGAAGCATGGGGTTACTGATATGACATTTTTCTACAGCGCAGCACATAATATTTTTGTTTCAGATATTAACAAAACGAGCTATGAGGATGCTGGCTCGTGGCCAGAAGATGCAAAAGAAGTTTCAGATGAATTATTTTATCAATATTCGCAAAATCCACCGAAAGGCAAAATTCGATCCCATGCAGATGGCCTGCCCATCTGGGAAGATGTCCCACCTATGACTGAAGCAGAACTTATTCTGAAAAATAAGAATGAAAAACAACTTCGTATCGATGAAGCCAATAATTATATGAACGGTAAGCAATGGCCAGGTAAAGCGGCTATTGGTCGTCTGAAAGGTGAGGAACTGGCGCAATATAATTTGTGGCTGGATTATCTGGACGCACTGGAACTGGTTGATACCTCCAGTGCTCCAGATATTGAATGGCCTACGCATCCGGCAGTTCAGGCCAGATGACATCCGGCGCGGTGCTGGTATCTGTTGCCGCCACCGCATCAATGTAATCCAGCACAGCGTTAAGCCGGGTTGTTTCTGCCTGCGTCAGTTTACGTCCGGCCCGTAATTTCAGCTGAATCAGACTAATGGAAGCCATTGCAGCATCAATCAGTGACTGGCGTTGGATTTCTGCCGCGTCCACTGCGGCGCTATATTGTGCCTCAGTATCCGTCACCCATTTCTCACCATCCCATTTATCATATGGTGTTAACGGGGTGATAGTGGTTATATTTTCAGGGTAATCACCCAGAGCTGTGATTTCTTTGGCGTCTCCCGTTTCGGTGTTATAGACAATTTCACCGCGATGGTCTGGTACATATTCCCATGAGTTAAAATCTGCAGAACGGCAGATTGCATAACCAGCTTTATGTGTAACTGGTGCATCTAAACAAGAACATGCCGGGATACCGACGCCAACGGCAAGATATTCTGTTGATGATGAAATGTATTCCCGTGTCGTGTTGTCATAGTTATAGACGGTAATATCACCCGCTACTGTGGCAATAAATTCACTGTTTAATTTTGCCTGTGTCATTATGCAGCCCTCACAATGTAGTTAAATGCAATGTTGCGGGGGCGCGTTTCATTTCCGTCGGTGTCGCCGGTATCTCTGCCTGCATTACCGGAATAGTCGTATACAGCGCCAGTCCCTCCCCCTGTGGCATAGCCTCTAAAAAACGTAAATGCGTGGTGGTGCGCTTTAAATAAATCGGACTGCGCCGAGAGAAGCGCGCGCCCCGCGTCAATACCGCGCCCGTCATCCCAGCCACGAATAAACTCACCACGTAAATCTGGCAATTCATTTGTCGGATAAACTTTTGCCAGTTCCGGATACTCTTCGGCAGAAAAAGGCGCACCATTGCATTTCAGCCAGCCTGTTGGCGGAGTGGCTGAAGGCCACGGAACAGGTACACCAACGGGTAACGCTGAGCCTTCTCCCAAACCAACCTTTTTTATAACCATCAAAAATCTGGTGATGCTTCGCCGTTTCTCCTGTTTTCATAACAGGAGAAATCCCATGATTTACGGTTATGCCCGAGTATCAACAAACCACCAGGACACTGAATTGCAACTAACGGCGCTCAAGTCAGCGGGTTGTGAGAAAATTTTTGAAGAGCATGCCAGCGGGAGGAAATCGAATCGGCCGGTTCTAAAACGGCTGATCGCCACTATGCAGCCGGGGGATGAACTGGTGGTCTGGAAGCTGGACAGGATAGGCCGCAACGTTCTGCATGCGCTGTTGATGTTCCAGCAGTTACAGGAAAAGGGTATCAACTTCCGCAGTATTACAGATGGCGTAGACCTGAAAACAGCAAGTGGTCGCTATAATTTCCGTAATATTCTTTCTGCTGCGCAGTATGAATCTGATTTGAATAGCGAGCGAACTTTAGCTGGTTTGGCTATTGCCAGATCCAAAGGCCGGATTGGTGGGCGTAGACCGAAGTTTAGCGACGAGCAGTGGCAACAGATGGGAGCGCTCATAGCGGCAGGGAAATCACGGCGTTATGTTGCACGTATCTATAACGTTGGGCTATCAACCCTATATAAACGATTTCCTGTTACTGGCATTCAAACGAAATAATTTAAAAGCAATTTAAAGAGTTATTTGTCTAATGTTGGAAGCCGCAGCCACGTCGTATGCAAGAACGTGCTGCGGCTGGCTGGCGAACTTTCGATAGTGCGAGTATTGAATGATTTCCAGCCGTTACCGATTTTACGTGTTAATTAGTGAACAAACCACTCGTCAGCAGATTCCCAGGTATCTTTCAGAGTCTCCTGAACAAAAGTTTTTGCAGAATCCTTATCTGCGGTGCGTGTAACAGAAAGGCCATCGTTGCTGGTGGCTTTTACGATCACCTCTACATCGTCATAACGTTTACTGATGCGTCGGGTTAATTCTTCCTTTAACGCATCCACAGCACCGGTTGGCATTTTAGTCATTTTTTCTTTGGCTATGCAGATTTCAATACGCATAAAAGTCCCTCTATACTGTGTTTGTATACAGTATTATTTTTAACTGTATGGATAAACAGTGTCAAGAGATCTTATTTCTGCTCCTTTGGAGCTCTTCAAAACGATTATGTAAAGATTTTGGATACAGTTCGGTATATACCTGCCATAGCACGTTTAATGAACGATGCCCTGTAACCTGGGCTACTTCCTCAATACTAAAACCAGCCTCAAATAAGCGACTTGCCCCTTCTCTACGCAAATCATGGTATCGCAGATCCTTAATACCTAATTTGCTTCTTACCCTCTGAAATCCCGCAGTAACAGAAGTGCTGTTATATGGAAAAATGAATTCCGATTTTTGGGGCTGTCGTTGGACGATATCCCAGGCTTCCCCAAGCAAGGCTACTTTCATGTGGTTGCCTTCCTTTTTGCGTGGATCTTTCCTGTCTCTTACGAGTATAGATTTTTGTTCCTGGTCGAGATCTTCCCATCGTAACCGGCATACTTCTCCGATTCGCATACAGGACCACACAGAAAATTTGAGGATATCAACGAACGGAATTTTTGAGCATTTATGAGTAGATCGTTGTTGAAGGCCTTCAATGAGCATGTCCAGTTCATCAGATGCTGGTCTACGATTACGACGGTTTGATTTACCAATTAAACCAAGTTTAAGTAGATATGGACGAGCGGCTTTTGCTGGGTTTGATGTGTAATTAATTCCATATACAGGTTTGGCAGCATCCAGAACACTGCCAAGATAACTAACATCGTGGCTAACTGTAGCTGGACCTGCACCAGCGTTGTTTCTTAGCCTGCAATGTTCAATTACGTCATTTTCTGTCAGTTCAGATAGTTTGATCGCGGAGATGTCACTATCCATAAGCAGTTCCAGCACATATCTTTTAGTACGGCCTGCTTTACCTCCGGCATTTGGGTCATTTAAATATTTGTGTAGTAAGTCACGGACTGTAAGTCCGTCAACTGCATTTGATGATGGAATGCCATATAGATCTAATTCCATCACTTTCTGTGTGCCCCATGTTTTGGCATGAGCATGTTTAGGGAATGTTTTGCTTTCCCTGTAAGTGATAACACCTTTTTCTTTGATAATCACATTACAGCGATAGCGTGGTGTGCCATCGGATTTTAGTCGTTTCTCTATGTTATAGTACGCCATTACACGACCTCGTTATTTCGGGTTCCCATAAAACGTGGGAACCTGTGCGGGAACCTAACGCGAGAAAAATAGCCTGAAATGTTCAAAAATGCACGATAATCATGAAACACAAAAAATTAATCAAACCAGCGTGATGCCTGAAAAAACTGGTGTTTACTGGAATTCTCGGTTTAGCATTGCTCCTATGCTCGACTGGACGGACAGACATTGCCGCTATTTCTTGCGTCTGCTTTCCCGCAATACGTTGCTGTATACCGAAATGGTGACCACAGGGGCGATTATTCACGGTAAAGGTGATTACCTGGCGTACAGTGAAGAAGAACATCCGGTAGCGTTGCAACTCGGCGGTAGCGATCCGGCGGCGCTGGCACAGTGTGCGAAGCTGGCAGAAGCGCGTGGATATGATGAGATCAACCTGAATGTCGGCTGCCCGTCTGACCGGGTGCAGAACGGCATGTTTGGTGCGTGTCTGATGGGTAATGCGCAGCTGGTTGCCGACTGCGTGAAAGCGATGCGCGATGTGGTGTCGATTCCGGTGACGGTGAAAACGCGTATTGGCATCGACGACCAGGACAGCTATGAATTTCTCTGCGATTTCATCAACACCGTTTCCGGCAAAGGCGAGTGTGAGATGTTCATCATCCATGCACGTAAAGCCTGGCTTTCGGGGTTAAGTCCGAAAGAAAACCGTGAGATCCCGCCGCTCGATTATCCGCGTGTGTATCAACTGAAGCGTGACTTTCCGCATCTGACAATGTCGATTAACGGTGGTATCAAGTCGCTGGAAGAGGCCAAAGCACACCTGCAACATATGGATGGCGTGATGGTCGGGCGCGAGGCGTATCAGAATCCGGGTATTCTGGCGGCGGTAGACCGGGAGATCTTTGGTTCCTCGGATATCGATGCCGATCCGGTGGCGGTAGTGCGCGCCATGTATCCGTACATTGAGCGTGAACTCAGCCAGGGGACGTATCTCGGTCATATTACCCGGCATATGTTGGGCTTGTTCCAGGGTATTCCTGGCGCGCGGCAGTGGCGGCGTTATTTAAGTGAAAATGCCCATAAAGCGGGTGCAGACATTAATGTGCTGGAACACGCGCTCAAACTGGTGGCGGATAAGCGTTAACTTTTCACCAAAAAATAGTCAAATTCACCACGCCCTGCGCACCGTCGCGGGGCGTTTTGCTGTTAAATCAATAGATTATTTTTGGCATGATTCTTGTAATGCCAGCAAGAGATTTCATATTTGGGAGTGCATCATGCTGGAACTACTTTTTGTGATTGGCTTTTTTGTCATGCTGATGGTCACCGGCGTTTCGTTGCTGGGCATTATCGCCGCGCTGGTTGTGGCGACGGCCATTATGTTCCTCGGCGGTATGCTGGCATTGATGATTAAGTTGCTGCCGTGGTTACTACTGGCGATTGCGGTGGTGTGGGTTATTAAGGCGATTAAAGCACCAAAAGTGCCGAAATATCAGCGTTATGACCGCTGGCGTTACTAA